GATCTTCCGCACCAAGGTAACCATGGCCAATCTGCATGTATCCTGCGCCTTCAGCTTCAGCAGCTAGCTTCTCTAGCTTCTCTCTGGCCTTAAGGTGTTCGTCGCGCTGGCTGCCGGGGATGCGCATGTTCTCGCCGTCGTCGTAGCCGGCCGGCGGCTCCAGGGCCACGTCGGCGTCCAGGCGCGTAGAGGTGTAGGCAGCGGTGCCACTCTTAATGATCTGCAGCGCAGCTGCAGCCATGTCCTTCTGGTTCATGTGGATTGAACCAGGGATAGCCAGGAGCTCAGTAGTCCCGGCCGGGAAAGCTCTAACGCGGGTAGCCACAGCAGCTGCGTTAATGACAGATCCGGTCATCTTAGTCTGACCCATGCGCCGTAAGCGCTCGCCGCCCTCCACATACAAGACGCTGCCAAGGCCAAGCTTCATCAGCTCGGAATTAACCTGGCTCATGCCAACCTTAGTAACGGTAGTCGGGAAGCCGGGGGTGCTGCCGTAGCCGCGCATGAGATCCAGGCTGGCTACCTGTCTCTTGGTCCCGTCCTCAAAATGAATGTCGATAAGGACGTAGTCCTGGTGCTCGAAACCATAGCCGGCAGCGCGGGCGTCGGCTGACTCATACCGGAGCTGAAGGTGAGACACCGGCTTAAGCACCGACTGTCCATTACCGGAATAGAACCTGTAACCATGCGGGAAGCGCGCCCTAATGCTGGCCATAATGCCGGCCATATCCTGGGCTGCGCGATGAGTAATGAAGCCCTGGTCAGCCAGCTCTTGGTTGTTATGGTTAACACGGACGCCGTCCGCGCTGAAGGTGGCATTGGCTTCGGCTTCTTTCTTGGCCGCCATGTCCTCGCGCCAGGAGCGCTCAAGCTCGCCCATCTTAACCATGGCGGCAGGATCCGGATCACCTTCACCAACCTCTAGATCATTTTTTTTTTTAGCTGCGTCGCCGTTGGCTGCTTTGTCTACGACGTCGCGGAGAGACTTAGGCTCGCTGGCCTGGTCGCCGTCCGGGGTGTATTCAGAGCCGGGCTCATTGAAATCATTTCCGTAACTTCGTATGTCAACTTGACGGCTTACGCCGCCGGCGCCGAACGCGTCCAGGATGGTCATCTTGGTGGCGCCGGCTACGCCGCTAATGTTATGAATGACCAGGCGGGCCTTATCCTGGGTAAGCCCGGCCGTGTAGACCATGACGTTAACCGGGTTTGCGCGATCGACGCCGGCCACGAACCTGTTAAAGCCGGTCTGGTCCGTTCCGGGGATCTTAGCCTTCATGGCCAGGAGGACGTCCTCGGCCAGGGGGATCGTGGCAACCATGCGGTTGCTGTTATCCAGCAAGATCAGACCAGGCTGATCTGGGCCAAAGATACGCTCGGCTTCAGCCATGACGTCGGCCGGATCTTTAATTTGTTTGGAGGATTGGCTGACGCGGAAGGCGAACATGCGCTCCGTGAGAGGCACCTTAAACTTACGGGCTGCCGGCTTGATCGGGATGTTAGACTCGCTGCGCCCGGATGGGGTAAGCTGCGCATACCGGTATCCGGCGATAGCCATGGTTCCCATGTATTCCAGGTTTGCAGCGTTAAGCAGACGCTCAATCTGAGCGCCGGCGGCGTGGTCGGCCGGGGATAGGCTAGACTTACCGGACGGGTGGTTATGGATGAACCAGACCTTGGCTGCGCCAGGGGTGCTAGCTGCGGTGCCGATAAGGATGCCAGGATTAAAGCCGGTGGCGGTAGGGCCACCGATCTGGTGGCTGGCAATCTGGATCGGACGACCGTTCTTGTCGGTGATCAGCAGGACGATGTTCTCCTGGGTGCGCTTGCGCATACCGGCGACGATATGTGCTGCGTCGTCCGCGGTCTTGACGAACTCGACGCCGGACATGATGTGGCCAATGGTAGAGTGTTCGACAAACTGATCGAGCATGGCGTCGGACAGGCCAAACTGAGCCATCTGGTCGCCGGTAAGGCGGCCGAACGGAAGGGTGCTGTCGAGCTTGGTCGGGAACACCGACGGGTTAGGCGCAGCCGGCTTCTTGCGGGGCTTGCGGGTTTTCTTGATGATAGGCTCGGCTGGCGTGGCGCCTTCCAGGCTGCTGTCCTGGTTGACCCTGGCGCCGGCTTCGCGCTCCTGGCGGGCGAACTCTGCGCCGGCGTTCGGATCTTCCGGGTTGGTTTCGTTGACGCCGATCTTGTCGCCGCCGGTCTTAAGCCAATTTCGCAAGTGGAGAGTAAATTCCTGGGCTGTGTAATCCCGTGCCATATTAGCCGGCAGACTGCCATCAAGGAACGCCCGTTCCCTGTCTCTCACATTAGCTTCATACGCCTCCATCTTTTCCTTGTCGTTGATGATCTCTCTAAGCATGGCCTTTTCTTCTGCAGTCGTATTGGCCCACCACTCAACAAGATCGACATAAATGCCTCCATCTTCACCGACAGCGTTGGGGGGAATGATCTTGGAAATAGACTCAAGGGATTTGTCACCCTGGAGCCCGCCGCGGACGATGCCTTCGATGCTGTCCGGGGTGTTAATTTCTCCACGGGTAGCCTGGTTGCCGGAGATCGCGTCAAGCGCGGCCTGGTCCCTTGCGTCCTGCTCATCCTCGTTGTCTTGGTTTTCAAGAGGCGCCGGATCGTAAGCTTCACCTTCCTCGCGGATGCCCAGGCGTTCGCCGGTGGGGAGCTTCGGGGTGCCGGAGCTTCTTGAGGTTGGCGTCTTGAGTCTCTGGCGCACGTTCTGCGTATTGCTGACTACATCGAGCAGCTCTAGCTTATACATCATCGCAGCAACCTCTACATTGTTTACGGCGTTAGCCGTCTCAACGTCAGTAATGTCCGCGTCGCCGATGCTGATCATGATGCGCGCAGAATTGGAACGCTCCTGGACCGCTAGGATCTTCGCAAGCGGGCTGTTGTCTGCTTCGACGTCCGGGCCGGTAGGGTCAAGGGACGGATCATCAATCGGGCTAATTGTCTCGTTGGTCTTACGGATCTGAAGTGGGCCCTTACCCCTCTTTTCAGAGGTAAGCATGAGCATGTCATCAATGCTGACCGGGAGGACGCCCATAAGGCGGTTGCCGCTATCGAGGAAAGCGATGCCAGACTTACGACCCAGGAGAGGGACGATCGCGTTAACCGCGTCGGCGCCATTAGAGATCTTAGGGAACAGGGAGTTTCCGCGGATAGTGAACACGCGCTCGACCAGGCGAACGCCGGCACCGGCGCCGTTCTTGTCAGCCTGGGAGTAGTTGCCCATGGGCTGATCGATAGCCAGGGTGATCGGAAGCGAATTGCCCTCCGTGTTCTTGTAGGTCTGCATGAACACCTCAACATCCTGGCCTCCAGGATGGAAGATGTAGCGAGGACCGGTAGCGCTTTCACCACGGCCGTCGGCGATCGGGTTGTTTTCCTGGTCACCGACAACGATCTGGCCCTTGAACTCAATGCCGACGCCGGCGATAAGCTTGGACACAGAAACCGCAGCCATCATGTCTGCCGCGGAGAACTTCATGGTTCCGGACGGGTGGCTGTGAGCTATGTAAACCTTACGGCAGCCAGGGGTGCTGGCGGCTACGCCGGCCAGAATGTTAGGATGGAAGCCGACCGATCCCATACCGCCGATAGCATGGCGCAGGACGCTGATCGGCTTGTTGTTCTTATCCAGGAGCAGCATGAGCATGTTCTCCTGGGGCTGGTTACGGAAGAATTCATACAGCAGCGAGGCCGCGTCGCCGTCATTCTTGACGGTGTCCTTATACCAATTAAGGGTGCCAACCTGGGAGTGTTCTACGAACTGAGCCAGGACGGCTTCGGTCAAACCGATCTTCGCCAGGGTTGCGATCGGGACGCGCTTGCTCGCGTTCTTAAAGCTGGGTCCGCTAATGTTGAGCTGACCACCCTTGATGGCCGGCGCTGCCTTCTCGGCGTTCTGAAGGGGGGATCCCTTAAAGGCCGGTTCGTATTCCGGGTTCTCCTGGGGCGCCTCTTGCGGGGCCTCCTGGGGGGCTTCGGCCGGGGCTTCTCCTGGGGACTGTTCCGGAACCTCGGCCGGATCATATTCGCGGCCAGGGTCATTCTCGGAACCGCCGTCGGCGCGCTGGGTAGCGCGACGGCTTGCTAGAACTTCCGGGTAATCTTCTTCCGGGTTAACCTCACGAGACTTCCGGTCCGCTTCGGCCGGGATGCCACTTTCGTTTGAAGGTAAGAAGGCGCGGCGGGAGGTTCCCACCTGGCGCTGGAGCTCTGCGACCTGGCGCTGGAGATCCGCGACGACGGGGTCTACCGTTGCAGGAGCCGGTCCAGCAGCTGGCGCAGGGACGCCAGGAAGCTGAGCTTTGGCTTGGCCTTGGCCTTGTCCTGGCTGATACGGAGCTGTTGACTCTTGAACGCCGCCCGGAGCTTGAGATCCGGCGGGTGCTTGAATACCACTTTGAGCTGGGGCTTGCGGGTTGCCATAAGGAGAAGGCTGGCTTGGCGCCGGGGCGCCGCCAATACCAAAGTAAGCTGAATTAGGGTTAGCCTGGATCCCCATGTTCTGGAGCTGGCTGGCCCAATTCTCAAAGGTAGGGGCATTGGCCAGGTCAACGCGGGCCTGGGCTTCGGGCAGCAGCTGAGGGGTGCCGCCAGGGGAGAAGTTAGCGCGACTGTCGGCGCCGGCGAATTGAGGTAAAGGCTGCGGGCCGGTAGGAGGCGTCAGCTGGGGCATTGGCGGCAGCTGAGGAACGCGCGGGGCCTGGGGCGCCGGCGGCGTCAGCTGAGGCATAGGCGGCAGCTGCGGGATACGGGGAACAGGAGGAGGCGGGGCGACCGGCAAACCATCCGGGCCGATCTGCGCCTGGGGCTGCATGCCAAGGCCGCGCGCGACTAGATCAGAAAGAGTAGTGGCGCCGGTGATCGGCGCGGCAGCCTGGGGCGCCATAGGCGCCGGCATAGCCTGGGGCATAGCCTGGGCCGGCATAGCCTGGGGCATGGCCTGGGGAGCTCCGAAATCTGCACCAGGCATTTCCATGCCTTGGAACTCCGGGGCAGCTTCAAGACCATAATCAGAAAGACCGGCAGCCGGAGCTGCAGCCGGGGCTGCGCCACCAAACAAGCTAGCAAGATCAGACGGAGTTGTGGCCGGGATACCAGGCTGCTGCGGCGCGATAGGGCTAATCTGCTCAGCCTGGGCAACGCCGGGGGAACCAAACTCCGGAACGGCAAATTGATTTGATCCGGCCGTGCCGGTCTGCGCTGCTGCTACAAGCTTGGCAAGAGCACCAAGGTTCTGAGCCTGTGGCACAGGCGCATTAGGGTTCTTGGCTTTGTTAGCGTTTAAGGCTGCCTCGTTCGTTGAGCCTTTTCCGCTATCTTGATTAAGGTTTAGAGCCATGGTTGTGTGTTTAAAATCTAAGTTTATCGCCCCGCGCGCAACCGCTTTTAGGTCTACTTTTTGGGGTAGTTACTCGCCCTGGCCAGATCGGCTGCTCGTCGGGTCATACAGAGGTGGGTAATACCGGCCTTCGCCGGTAGCTGCCGGGTAGATCTGTTTGATGCGATCGACGTCTGACTGAAGCGATGGGATAAGGGGATTAACCGGGACCTTATTAGGACGAATTGCCATGAGCCTCTCGTTTTCAAGGGCCTCTCTAAGCGCAGCCAAGGCGTTCTCCTTGTCCTTCATGGTTGCCCTGGTCTTGTCTTGAACACCGGTAACGAACTTTTCTTGGCTACCCCGGTAGCCGGACATAAAATGTTTCCATGCGTATGCGCGCTGGTTTGGCGGGTAGCGTTTAGCAAACGTCTCAAACTGATCCAGGAGCTCAGCGGCACGGTTAATCGCCGCCTTAGCGCGAGCAGCCGGCATGCCGGTGTTCTTTTCGATCTCGGCCGCAACCTCATCCAGGCCAGACTCACCGGCTGCAGCCTTGTCCTTAATGATCTGAAACGGGTCGTCTATGTTGGCCTTGCCGGCGCCAAAGCTTGAGCCGCCGCCCATGAGCCCGCCTACCATGAATGAAGATAGCGCCGTCTTTAGATCGACGTCGTCGCCCATAATTACGTTGGTAATTATATCCGTTAGGCCTTCTTCGGTGGCCTCCCACCAAGTGTCAATGGACGCATTAATGGCGCGCGGAAGTAGGATCTTTTTATATATGCCGCCGCGGAACGTCTCTACAGGACGAAACGGTATGGACCTGGCTGCTGCCAGGACAGATCCAGATCCCTGTAATGACTTGGGAAGTGCGTTCTTGGCTAGACCTGTCAGCTTATCTCCGGCTATGTTCAAAGCTACGGCGGTTAAACCTTCAGCCATAGCTCTCTTTTCGGCCTCGGATTTCATTAATCCCGTCTGTCCGAAAAATGCAGCCGGGTCCTTGTCTATTAAGGCCTTTAGATCGGCGCTAGCTTTAGCATACGCCGGCGAGCTGGGGTCTGCCAGGTCTGCCAGGCTTATTTGATTGTCGCCCAGGAACTTTCCAAAGGCCTGGTTAAAATTAGTCCCAGCTCCCAAGGCTGCAGTAGATAAGCCCATGGCAGCACGGCCAACAAACGGAGCTGCCGGACCGGACGCCAGGCTAGCTGCGGCTGTCGCACCCGCGGTAGCAACGGTGTTAGGGGTAGACTCAGCAAGCTGCTGAAACATGGTGTTAGCTACGCCTAATACCCCGTGCTCATCATACACGTCGTCGTAGTTATTGCCCTCCTTGTTAAATGTTTTCATGGGCTCGGACACCGGCGACCAATACCTGGTTCTGGCGTCACTTTGACCTAATGACTTAGATGCCGTAGTTAGATCTGCCGACACTTCACCGGATAAGAGCTCATCAACCTTAGCCTGGATCTGCTGATCGGTCATGGCAGCGCGCTGCTCCGGCGTCAGACTGAGGACATACTTAGCAACCAGGGACATTCCATAATCCCCGGCTACACGGCTATCCGGTAACCCGTAACCTCCGTCCGGCGCCGTGACAAACTCCGCGCTTGCCGGTGGCTCCTTAAATAAACTGACCCCAGACTCGCGGCGAGATTGCTGTTTATTAACCCTGCCCTGGTAGTCACTCCTAGCCCGGACAAGGTTGTCTGCATTTTCCTTATTTTTTAATGCTTCCTTATGTCGAGGATCGTCGGTCGGGTATATGGCTTGCGGGACATAATTCCCATAGCTGCTGCCCATAACCGGGCCAGGGGTTTTCCTATACTTGGTCGTATCGCCGGCGACTATGTCAGCCAGGACAGCAGCCGGGTCATCCGGCATGGGTAGTCCTGCCTTGGCTGCCTCATGGTATGCGTCTGTTACCTCCGGCTGCCCTGCCTTGCCACCCTTGGCGTCAGCCAGCGCAGAGTAATCTGCAAGCGAACCTTCCAATGCGCGGCCATCATAGGCGCTAAGGACGTTATTGGTTCCGCGAACTAGCGCGTTACCTACGCCGGCAAAACGGCGATCAAGGAACGGCACCCCTACTCCAACGCTGGCTTGAGCCGGCTTAGGTTTAGCAGGACCATATTCAACCTTACCACCTCTAAGAAAAAACCCGTCGTCATAACCCTGGACGTTTGGCATTTCTGAAAGAAAGCTGCGGACGTTGGCATAGGTTGGTTTGTGGCCGCCCTTTGCTAGCTTGCCGTAAAGATCCACCATGGCACCGGCCGGCAGCCACATAACCCTGGCTTCTTCGCCGGGGGTTTCCGGCTCGGTTACCATCATGTCAGCAAAGCCACCGTCCGGGAGTGGAACTCTCGGATTAATCTTACCATCAGCGTCGAAAAAGCTAACGCTGCTCATAGGTTAACGAGATCTCGCTGCTGCTTCGTCGGCGGCCTTGCGCGCCAGGCCAGCCGGTGTGTTAGGGTATGAAGGCTCGCGGAGATTTGGTGGAGTGATGCCGGTGTTAAACCATGGATCAAACTCCAGCGGCTGCTGAGATCGATGAAGCCCATCCGGAGACAAAGTTTGGTCACTTTGCTGCATATATACGCTTTCATCGGACGGGGTTCGCCCGCCGCCATGTTTACCGGTTTTTACATCCAGGTAAACAATGCGCGTTCCTGGTGGGTAACTCATGGCTTGCTCTCTGATCTCGTCCATCGTGCCTTCCAGGTAGTAGGTTCCTGGGTATTGGATCTGCACGTTTTGGAGGTTCTTCCTGGCTCCTTCTGTAGAGGTTGTTACGCCTGGTTTAAAGTCATCCTCTAAAGCGAGATTTGCTGCAGCGACAGGGTCCTTCTTTTTTTCGGCTTCAATACGGGCCGCGTCGTAAAGCGGAACGACATGGCCGGCGTGGCTTCCTGCAAAAGCGATCTTCATGATCTTATCCGCTACTTGGGCCGGCGTTCCTGTAAACTGTCCTCGCTGGGATGCAGTTACAAGCTCGGCTATTGCCCCGTCAGACAACCTACGACCGCCACTAATGGATCGGTAGACCGCTTTAAACGCATTAGCCATGTCGGCGTCGGACGGAGGTTTGTATTCCTTAGCCTCCTTGGCCTTGGCTGAATAAAAGCTCTCCGTATCCTTAGCTACAGCAGCAGCAGCGTTTGCGTCATCTTCGGCCTTTTGCTTATCAGCAGCAGCCCTGGATGTAGCATCAGCCTTGGCTTTAGCAGCCGCAGCAGTAGCAGCTTTACCCTCTGGAGTTAAGGCATAGACGTTCGCAACAGATGAGTCAGCGCCACCCAGGCGGGAATTAATTTCTGCCAGGCGACCAGCTTGGGCTTGTGTCAGCCCTCCGGTCCTGGCCGCCTCAGCCATGATCCGACCCTTCTCATCTAGAAGCCCCCTGTTTAGCTTAGCCTCTGCCAAGCGATCGTTATCATACAGAGTCCTAGCCTCCCTGGCTGCTGTTTCTGTTTTGTGATCTTTTAACCTTAGTGTGTTTAGCTCCTCAGTTTGCTGAAACTGTCGGGCCTTAAATTGCTGCTCCTGGTCCGGCATGAACAGCTTGGCAATACCTACGGCTGCGTCAGCCCAGGGATCCTGGCGCTGCTGCTGCCGTTGAGGGGTGTATCCGGAATAGTCTGCCATAAGGTTAGGCTACAGGAACGTAGGGTAGGTTGCCTGGGGCGGTCATAAGCCAAGGGGAGTTTGTGGCAGCTTCCATAGCGCCGGCCTTCATAACGCCTTCGCTAGCAAGCTTGTTTAGACCGGCTCCGGCGCTAGAAGCAGCAGCGTAGCCGCCGGCAACCATGCCGATCTTCTGGAGAATGTCTCCGACAGTCTTAAGGCTGTCGCCCTTGTGGCTTGCGTAATCCATCTCGGCGCCGTGAGCGCTGGCAGAACCCTTCATGAAGTCTCCAACGACTCCGGTGTTCACCCTGGCGCGCGCGTTCTTGACCGCGGTATCGCTAGTGGCGTCGCCAAAGCCGGCCAGGATGGCTTTGTTCCTGGCGTCGATAGCTGAGCCCATCTTGCCGGCAGCGCCTCGCGCTGCGGACTCGTCGGCCACAACCCGGGGAGTTTCGGTCCCATAAGAGGATGCAACCTCAGCTTTTTTGCCGCCGGCCAGATCGGCCGTGTATGCCGCGTCGCGCTTGGCGGCTGCACCTGTCTCTGCAGCTACCCGGTTCTTGGCCGTGTTAGACGAGAGAGACTGAGAAAAGATAGCGTTAGCTTCGTCGCGCAGCGCACCCTGCCGGACGTTCTCAGCAGCCTGGGCAGAGCCCATGGCGCGCATGGCCTTCTTCTGGCCGGCGACTGAAGCTGCTGTGCCGGCCGCCGTAGCGGCGATCGCGATAGTAGTTGGTTCGCACATTGTTATTTAATTATGCGTTCGCTGCCCGCGGACGATTGATTTTTAGGACCGGCAAACAGGTTGCCAAGGTCGGTAGCCGGGGCGCTTACCCCGAAATTACCAGCTGCTAAGGGAGCTGGAGCTCCAGGCGCTGCCGGAGTTAAAGGTGATACCGCAGCCTGGTTTGCTGGGTTATTTTTCTGAGCAGCAGCGCCTACTGCCATCATGCCGCGATATGGCCCCCCCATGCTAGCCGGCGGCTTGCCTTCTTTCATGGCCTTAACCATTTGCTGCATGCCTCCTCCGATCATACACATCACTTCACGACCCTCTCGTTGCCCGATGAATAAGATCCAACGGTTGGTTTAGAGAAGCCAAAAGCCCGGAGGCCCATGGCGTCATTATTCATCATGCCGGCGTTATTAGCTGCCCCCAAGAGGCCGGTCGTGTTGGCAAAGAGCTGGCCTAGCGCCGACGTGGTAGGCTGATTGTTCTGGATAGCTGCCCTGGATAAGGCGCCCTGGGCCGCAGCCTGGGCGTCGCCGGTCATGTTGAGCTGTCCGACTAGATCAGATCGCTCGCTTTCAATGCTGTTACGCGCGAGCTGGCTGGACTCCAGGGCCTTATTGCGCGCTTCGACGCGGGCCGTGTCTGTCTGCTTATTGATTTCCGCGACGTTACGGGTCTTTTCGCTGGAGTCAGTAAGGCCGGATCGAGCCAGGTTATAGGCCAGGTTAGTGTTAACCTGTTGCAGCTGATCCGCGATCTTAGGCTTGGCGTCAGCCATGTATGCGTCCTCGCGCCTCTTAAAGTAGCTATCGTCAAACTGCTTGAACGTAGTGTCAATGTCGCCCATGCCGGTCTTGATGCGAGCCTGGCGGGCTTGCTCATCAGCGCGGGCCATGCCGCCGTAGTCTGGTCCAGATGATCCGCACATAATCGTTAGGGTGTTTTTATAGGTTGGTTTAGCCAGCTGAAAAGAATGAAGTCCTCACCGTTTTTTCCGTAGCTCTTTATTTCCGACTCTTTGTCGGCGCCAAGCATGCGCAGCCAGGCGTGAGCTACGCTATGCTGCGCGGATGAGTAACATTGAGCGCGATGTATGCCGGCGTCAGCCATTCCAATGGGCAGCGCGCGCTTAACAAACTTAGTAACAGAGAGTGAAACCTCCTGCCATTTGTCGGTAGCAAACATCCATAACGACCAGACGCCGTCCCACATAGGAACAACGCCAAGAGCCGCGACAGGAACTCCGTCGTCGTTCTTTGCGATCCATCCAAGCTCCGGAACGATCATAATGCTATCGACCAGGTGCTCCGGGTTTTCAGTCCAGCGCGTCGCGTAGATCTCACGGCGGTCCATGTCGCGCATGTTGTCGCAGATATACAGGAGATCCGGCGCGTTGAGGTTAACCAGCTTCATGCTTAGAGTGTTGGTCGTCGTAATGGACAATCGCGTTAGCCAGCTTGGCGTAGCCGGCATTTGAATTGGTGAGCTTAAGCCCGATGTGCGTCCCGTAGCCGGCGACGGGGATGCGCCCCAGGGCAAACGTAGGCTGCTGCATGGTGGCGATCTCGTCCTTTGCGTCCGGGTTGGTATAGTCGAACCCAATGTAAACCGTCCACTTACCTTCAACGGTAACGTCCAGGCCATTTACCTGTTTAAACGACGCCGGCTTATTGGCGTCCAGGTATGGCATCTCAACTGTTACCGGGCAGCTATCGTATACATTACCGCCCAGGCCGCCGTAGACAAAGATCTGGTTGCCGGCGCTGCGCGCGTAAACCTTGTTCTCCATGGACGCGAGCTCCTGGACCTGGAAGCCAGGCTGGTATTCGGACCAGGCATTGATGCCGGACCCGGAGAAGCTGGACAGGACGAATAGCTTAGATCCCAGGGACAGCCAATAGCGGCCGTCCTCCGGCTCGATAATTGACTTGGCGTTATACTTGTCGGCCTCGGTCATGGTCCGCATGTGATCTATGACCAGCTGATCTACCGGGGAGCCAATGTCATTAGCATAGGCTGCGTCGGTGTTCTCGCGGGCGCGCAGGGATCTAATCCCATTGTCAGCCAGGTAGAACATATCAACGGCGCCGACGGAGGCGACAGAGCCAGGCGCCAGGCAGCCGGTGTTATCCAGGATCTGCTTCTGCGCGTTAGACGCCGGGTCCGGGTCAAAGAACCAAAGCTGGCAGTTACGCCGGGTAAAGATGGCCACATAACCCTGGTAGGCGCCGAAACCGGTAAGGTCCTCGCGGCCGCCAAAGTTATTGGACATGTCAATAAACCCGGAACCTAGCTCATAGGTGCCCCACTTGGTCGCGTCGTTAAGCTTAGAGAAATAGAGGGTAGATCCGGCTGCGACATACTCCTTGCCCTTGTATGTGGCAGAGAACGTAGGCTGGACGCCGCCGACGCGGTTGAAGCCGAACTGATACGGCTGACTAGGTGACGCCGGGTCTACGATGATGATCGAATACTTGTCGCCTGGGGTAAATGTATCCAGGAGCTCAAACTCCATGATCTGCGGGCTAGCCAGGATAAGGTTAGTCCCGCCGGAAAACGCGACAAAAGCGCTCAAAGTAACGTCACCGGCCGGCGTGGCAGAGAGGGTCCTGCCATTAGGTGACGTTCCCGTGCCCGTTAAAGCCTCCACCGTTACTGTCGTGTTGTTAGATACGGACGCAGTATACTCAGTTGCCGACAGGTAAGTGTTGATCTGGTTAACCGCGTTAAGGGCTAGCGAGCTGTTAGACGTCGTCCAGGCTACGCGCGCGCCCATGATCTCTACGCCGTCAGCCTTAACTGAGGATAATCCATTGAACGTCCCACCGGCTAGCTGACCGGCTGAATAACCTAGCGTTTTCATTATAGACCGGCCGTTAGGGACTAGCGGATCTTCACCAGGCCTAAAATACGGGCTAGGCAGGACCTGTGCGTAATCAAAAAAGTTGTCGCCTGGGTTGCCACCGGTTGAACCTGGGTAGCCGGCTAATCCGTTGAACTCTACCCAAACGTCTTTACCGTTGGCGGTTTCGTAATCAGTAGCAGGAGCAATTAATGCCCAGCCTCCAGGATCGCGGTTATTCCAGCCGCCGCCTCCATGTGATGCTGTTGCCGTATAACTTGTGTTGACGGTGTTAGTGTTAACGTAATGTGCAAACGAGAAACAAAATCTCTGTCCAGGGTCACCACCTACACCACTAGGCATATCCCAGGCGCCGAAACCGGTAATGACAGCTCGCTTGGTTTGGATTATGACCGGCGTGGAAGTGAATGTTCCCGTGGCGGTGGCTGATATGCTAAACGAAACAGTCCCATTAATTGATGCGATCGTAGATCCATCGGGTATGCCCTGTCCGGTTACGCCCATGCCTACTACCACATACTTGGTAATAAAATCCGCAGCTGCTGGGAAGGGTGTTATGACAGCAGATCCCTGGACAACGCTGCACGAAATTGTCCCATTAAGCGGACATGCAAAACCAAACAGCTCCTTAATGTCTACCAGGCTATCTCCAATAAATAGGCCGGTTACAGGAGGGAGGTTTTCGTAATAATGCTGGCGCAGCGCAAACGATATGCTGGCTGATGCTGATACGGATCCGGAAGCTATTGCAAAAGACCCCTTAGATTTATTATCCGGTGTAGGGTCGGTCTTTTTCTGGATCACGACGCCGTCCTTGGCCGGGAGGGAATTCTTAATGATGCTGCCCTTAAACTCAACCCCAGGAGGACCAATTACGCGCAGCTTATTATCAATGGCCTGGACGGAGTAAGGCTGGCTGTCGTAATTTGTGTAGGAAAAAACGGAAGCCAGGTGCGCTACGATGCCGGCGTTGTTAAGCATGGCCGCGGTGACGATGCCGGAGGTAAAGTCCTTGATGTAGGCGCCGTCCCAAAACGGGTATTTTACCCCGTTGGCAAACATGGCTATGACGAACGGCTTGCCGCCATAGACTGTTGAATAGACCACACCGGTCATGGAGTTACCGGCGCCCTCCGGCGGCACCAGGCGCTGGTAGCTTACGCCGGCCGGCATCTGGCTAGCCAGGTCAAGAGATCCAAACACATAGACAGAGCCGGAGCTCGTCTCCAGCCCGAATGTCCCAGGCGGCAGCGTGTAGGTAAGTTGAAAGGCCTTGCGCTTCTCGATCTCGCCCCCGCGCGTAACGTGCGCGTTGACCAGGCCGGTCAAGGTCCCAGGCGCGGATGACAGCTTATGTCGCCGCGTATCAAGGCCTCCCTTGAAATTCTCAACGACGATATATGGCATGGCTTAGGATCTCTCGTCCCAGACGGCCCGGCCGCCAATATAGCGGATACGCTGGCCGCCATCCAGGCCGCCACCGTAGATGAACCGGTCCGTCTTAAGGCCCATGCCCTTGAGACGATTAAAGTGGGATTGCGCCTGGCTGAGCTTAGCAGCTGCGTCTGCAGCTTTAGTCCTGGCCAGGTGCTCAGCTGCAGCGAACAGGATGATCAGAGTGTCGTCCAGGAGCGCGACGTCGGTAGTCGCGATAAGTGGGGGAAGCTTGCGAACCGCGCGGAAGCGGAGGGTCTGGTTGTCTGTCGTCGGCACCGGCCAGATCTCAAATTGATTGCCCTCGTAATGACGCCAGCGAACCGCCGGCTCCGTGGCGTCGTTCTTATCTGAGTCATAGTTGTTAAGCTCATTAGTCCCGATGCCATAGGTGATCGGGTGCCAAATGTCGCTATACTTGACGTGGGCGCAGCAGATCCGGTCAAAGTCAATGTCCTGGTCAAACGCGTAGTAGCGCTGGCCTTTTAGCAGGGGCTCGTCCCGGTCGATCACGCCGAATGACCAATCAAAGTCCTGCCACAGGCGCTCCTGCGTCCTGCGCAGCAGCTGATCGAATTGCTCGACCGTATTAACCCCCATGGCCACATTAGGGGACGCACCAATCTCAGCTCTGAGCTGATCGCGCAGACTAAGGAGACTAGTGTTCCTGGCCATGTTCGGTTAGGCCTTGGGTTCGTCCTTAGCCTTAGCGCCGGTATCGACGCCAACCTCGGAGAGCTCAGAGGGAACCTTGGGCATGGCGCCAGGGAACACGGCCTTGAACGCCTCGTCGCCGTATTGCAGCTTAAGGCGGTTAACCTCGTCGGCGTTGCTGCGCTTGACGGACTCGATCTCGACCGGCGCCACGACAGAGTCGTCGCCGTGGATGTGCTTGAGCAGGACGATCTCCGCAGGGGTGACCCGGCGCGTGACCGTATGCTGAATGTTGCCGTTAAGAAGGATCTCTACAATAGCGGTCTGCATAGGCCTAGTAATCTGCCCAGGCGCCTGGTGCGCGCAAACAAAAAAGGGGCCCCGGATGGGGCCCCTGTTTGTAGGATCTAAGACCGCTTAGGCGACCTTATAGACGCCGGAGCTGTTAAGCTTCTTCGTCACAAGACCACCCGTCCAGGTCATGGCCTTGTAGATAACATACTTATCTTCGGGGCGAGCCGGGTTGTGGGTCTTGTTTTCTTCGCCATCCATGACGTAGAGCTGCAGGGCATCGGAGTCGATGATGTAGCAATAGTCGGTCTGGTTGCCGGAGCCGCCAGCTTCGGGCAGATCATCCAGGGTCGGGTCATAGACGAACTCACCGATGCCCAGGAGGCTGGTGATGCCCATGCCGACGGTGTTGGAACCGGTGAAGCCGGACTGAGTGTAGATACCCTTGGAGTGGATCTCTTTCTCAAGCTTCTCCAGGAAACCAGAACCGCAGAAGATCGCGTTCGGCTTGCCGCCGTAGCGCTTCAGCTGACGCACTTCCTTACGGAGGGAGTCGATGATGTTGGTCGAACCGGACGCGTAGGTGAACTTGTCCGTGCGGTTACGCCAGAGGGCGTTGGTCGCGCGGGAGATGCCGCCGGTGGTGCCGGTAGCGTTCAGATCCGTGGCGCCGCCGGTGATTGCGAGGCCGGGCTTGAGGAAATTCATCAAGCCAGCCACAACCTTGGCGTCCTGGGAACCGTCTTTCCAGAACATCTGGTTCATACCGCGGGCCCAGCCTTCGGTCATGTCGTCGAGCTTGGCCTTGAGGATGTTGGTGAGGACGGTAACGTCGCGGTTGCTGTGCTTAGAGGTGCTTTCGCCGGTCGTGCTGTCAGAGACGGAGATACCGTCGATCTTGAGCTCGGTCAGCGTGACCTTGATGCCAGCATGGATTTCCTTCCAGGGGAAGAAAACGCGCTTGGTGTTACCGGGGTTGTCGTAGGAGACGGAGTCGTCGCCTTCGTATCCGTGGATCCCAGGGAGGGAGTCATGGAACGTGATCGGGAGGGAGATGTCACCCTTACCGCCGGGGAAGGTCTGCTTGCGCTTGTTCATGAACGCGAGCAGGGGCTTTTCCTGGATGGTCTGGGCGAACGCGTCGCTCTTGACGTGGAAGTCGAGAGCCGATGCGACGATGTGGTCGAGGGAGGAGAACGTGGAGGGCATGGTAGTATCTGGTTCGTTTTGTTATGACTGAAAACCCAACCGGATGACGTCAGCTAGGCTGCGCGGCGCCGGCGAGGCGTTGACGGACGACATTGAGCTAGTGGAAACCTTAAGCGGCGTATTTCTCCCGGCAAGAGGCCTAAGACGAGCGTTCACATCGGAGAGAGCGCGACGTGCGATCTCAATAGCTTCCGACGGATTGCTTGCCGGCCGTTCTGCCAGGAGGGCCTTCACCCGGTCCTGCACCATCTCGTATTTCGCGGACCATTCCGGATCCCTGGATCGTTCTACCTGTTCCCATTGACTCACCGCGTTGACCATTGATTGCGACTGCGCGATCGCTTGCTGCTGCTGGATATACTGCTGCTCCTCTTGCGAGCGTTGGTAAGCCTGGGCCTGTCGAGCCATCATGAAGTCACGCTCGGCGTGAAGCCGGGCTAACTCTTTTGCTGACTCTTTGTCGATAAGCGCTTCATCAACCCTGCTCTGAAGCTCCGGCGAGAGAACATCTCCCGTGTAGCGAGCAAGGCCTTGAACGTAGCCGTTAAGGCGTTGATACGCCTCGACCGGGTTGTTCTTCATTAACGCCATGACATACATTCCCTCAGCCATCTCCTGCGGCGAAAGGCCGTTGCTGTTCATGAAGGTGTTAATCTTCTCAAACTGCTCAGCCTTTGGTTTCAATGACTCACGCTCGGCCACCATCTCCTGCCAGCGCGGGTGTTTGTGGAACGGTAGCTCCTGCGCATCGGGGGCTTTCTTCTGACCGGAGCTGTCCAAGCCCTGGTCATCGGCTGCTGATCCCTGCGCGGATACCTTCTGGTCCTCCATGGTGGACGATGCCATGTCAGATTTACCTTCAGATGCGTTTTTAATCACATCTAACAGGCTGATCTTCTTATTAGCGTCCGTGTCGCCCGCCGGTGACGAACCAGCGGTATCTACATTTAGCGTCGGAGCTTCCGGCGCTGCGCTCACCTGGGGCGCTGCGTTCTGCTCAACAGGTGCCTGGATAGGCGCCTGGGTTGTGGATGTGGGGTCGATCGACGGTTCCGACCCGGTGCTATTTAGCGTCTCGCTCACAAAGTTAGTCTTTCAGCTCCAGGCTCCCTGGCAACAAGAGCTTAAACCCCATTTTGGGGTAGCCCGTATGACTTAGACGGCGGGATGTTAGGGACCATGGCGTTGACGTTGCCGCCGGCTGGGGCGCCAGGCGCGACAGGAGCTGCCGCCGGCTGACCGCCACCGCCGGCCGGGCCCTGGAGATTAGGATCCTGGGAGGCCTCAACCTCAGCCATCTGCTTCTGGGCGTTCATCTGAACGATGGACGGCAGCGCAGCCCGGACGGCTTCAGACATATCCAGGCCATCGTCCATGCGCTTAATGGCCTCCTTGGCCAGCCAGGTGGGGTCAATGCCAGGGATCTGGATCAGCAGCGGCGCCAGGCGCTCAAACGCAGCGATGTCCGCAGCCTTGTTCGGGCGGCCGGAGCTGCCGGCTTCGATCTCCAGGAGAAGCTCCTCGGCAATAGCCTGGGAGGATAGGGTCGGCCAGGCTGCGCCAGGGCCGGCGATCTTGGTAGCCGTGGCCGGGTCCATCATGGTTAACATGACGGCGCCGGCTGCGCGGGCTAGCTCGGTGAGGAATTCGTCCAGGTCGTCCACATTAGAGCCCATGGAGCTCATTCGGCTGGACTCAGCTACGGACACTTCGGTCGCCGTGTTGCCGGTGCCGCCGCCCAGGTTGGCTTCCTGGCTGCCGACGACGCGGAACAGATCCTCCATGAACATGGAGGTATCATAAAGAGACGGGTCAATCTGGATGGGCTGCACCGGCTGCAGGAGCTGGTTAACCGCCTGGCCAGGCTGGAGAGACATGAGCTGGATCACCTCGTTAGGCTGGCGATCCATGAGCTTCTTGACGTCGCCCTCGGATAGCATGCCCACCGGCGTGACGTATAGCGGCCGGTTAGCGTTCCGGTGCTCGCGCAGCCGTTGGCGCGCCAGGTTGTATTCCATCTGGATCGGCTTGATCAGCCGGACGTCAGACGGCGGGTAAATGTCCCGGTCAGACTCAACCTCGTTAAAGGCCAGGAGGAAGAACGGCCAGAAGCGCTTGAGCTTGATCTCCGGGCAGCCGGGCTCGACGAGGAAATCCGGATAACCATCCGCGATCACATACTTGAGCCCGTCGCGCTTGGAATAGATCTCCCAAACCTTAGCCAGGTCGGCTTCGCTCTTTTCATCAGAGCCGGAATACTTGTTCTCCTGGCGCGTGAACGATGTGCCAAGATCTACACCGTAGACCTCCTTGATCTCGTCGGAGGTAAGGATGAACTCCTGGGCAACCCATTCGGCGCCGATAAAGCCCTGGAGCTGCCGGCAGCGTGTATCGACGATAATGTTCTGGGACTGAGGGAAATCAAAGACGATGCCTTCGTCGATGATCATGTCCTCTTTCTCCATGAGCTCTTTCTTGAGGAGATCGAGCTGCGCGCGCTTGGCGCTGTTGTCATCAAACTTGTCGTCCTTCAAATCCTGCTCCAGGCGATCCAGGGTCTTGATCTGCTCGGTAATGTCCGTGAGCTTCTCGACGTCCTCTGGGCGCATGGACATGACGCGCTGGTAACCGATCTTGACGAAACCGACGCCGGTGACGCATGTGCGCCTAACCAGCTGCTTCATGTGCGTCTTGATGTTCTGCGTCTCGATGATGTGATGGAAGATGATCTCCATCGTCTTGCCGATCTTGTCGAGCTGCCGGCGTTTCTCGAAACCCTGTTCGACGTCGGCCATAAGCGCAGTCGCGTGAGGATCCGGCATGCCGGTGGCCATAAAGGACTGCTGGTTCGCGATGTTAGCTGACTCCAGCTGGCTGGCGTCGCCTTCCCAGAGGGTGAAGTCCAGGGTGTTGCGGCGCTTCGCGATCGCCTTCGGGTTCTTCGCGTAGAGCGCAGCTACGCGCGTCTGAACGTGGCGCTGCACCAGGTTGGCGACATACCGGTCGTCCTGGGGGCCTCGGTGTCCGGGCCATTGTTTGCCCATGTAGAAATCCATGTCATCGCGCATGCCGCCGATCGGGCGCTCCCAATGCTTCTTGGCGCGCATGATCTTGCCCTGCCACTCTTTGACCAGGGCCTTCATGGAGTCCTTGGCGTTAGGATCCGGGTCGCGCTTAATGCCCTGGGGTTCTTGTGGCGCCTGGTAAGGCGCTGCTTCGATAGGTTCGATAGGTTCGTTGGCTTCCATAAAAAAATCGTTGTTAAGACCAGAAAGTCCGCAACCTGTTTTCTCCCCACTCCCTCATCTTGGAGGAGTGTTTGACCCAGGCTAGGGTGCCGGTCCTGGGGCCGGTGTCTGCTTTGGAAGGCGCGCTGGCGCCTACCTGGAGGTTGAGCCCCATGCCGATGTGGGCGAGCCAATCGACAAAGTCGTCGTGCCTGGCTGCCGGGAACTTTAATAGCTCCAGCTGCGCTGCCGGCCACCAGCCGGCGAACTTAGGGAAGAATACCTTACCCATCGCCATGCGGCCGCGGATCGCCTGGGCGCGCGTCTGCTTGTCCTTGGACGGCGTCACCTCGTCGATCGCGCAGTAGATCTTCTCCTCCTGCATGCGCTTGCGCAGGAACGGGCCGATGGCCTTGGAGATGTGGCCCTTCTCAGCCCACCAGAGCAGCGGGGCGTTGCGCCGGAACTGATCTAGCATGGCGTCGCAGACGACGTCGGTCTGCGCCCGGCGCCAGAATAGATCCGGCAAGACCCAGATGTTGTCCTCCTCGTCGATACCGACGCAGCCCATGCAAGTCTTGTCCGCGTCCTGGGCGATCGAGACGGCGTGGTCAGAGGCGCCATACTTCCGGAGGTTCGGAGGGATCGCGCTAGGGGAGTCATACGTCTGCAGCCAATCCTTGCGGAAGAAGTCGCCGTCCTCCGGCGTAGGGGTTCCCTGGTATAGCGCGGAGAAGCCGGTGGGGTTAAGGCGCTTGATCTGCTCCAGGGCAGGGATCGGGAAGCGCTCCGGCCATAGGGCCTCCCCTGGCTTGCGCTTCATGGGGTCGTCGTCGCCGGCAATCGCCGGCAGCGCCAGGACCTTCCAATTCTTGGCTTCCTCGGCGTTGTAACAGGGGTTGGATGAGTCAACCAGGCGGCCGATCAGATCGTCCTCATGCCAGCGCGTCATGATAATGACCACGCGGCCCGCCGGCATCAGTCGGGTCATGGCCACTTCGGTGAACCAGGCCCAGAGCTTATCCCGGAGGTTTTTAGAGTTAGCCTCCTCGCGGTCCTTGATCGGGTCATCAATGACCAGGAGATCGGCGCCACGGCCGGTAAGGCCGCCGCCACGGCCGACAAAGACGGCCAGGCCGCCCTCCTCGGTCTGAAACTTGTCCGACGCCTTGCTGCCGGTGCGCAGCTTGCAGCCAGGGAACACCTGTTTAAACGCAGCTGAGCCCATGGTTTCGCGCACAGATTTGCCAAAGTCCTGGGCAAAGTCGTCGTTATAAGTGGCAAAGATGAGCTGCCGGTAGGGGTCCTTGCCCAGGAACCAGGCCGGGAACCGCCGGCTAGCCAGCTCAGATTTGCCATGCCGGGGCGGCATCGTGATGATCAGCCTGGGCATGCGCCCGGCTTCGCTCTCCTCCAGGGCAGCCGCGATCACCTGGTGATGCAGCGCGTCCTGGTAGCGCGATTGGGTGTGATCCTCCGGTTGCTCTGGATCCGGCAGCGTGAACTTGGTGAAGTTGATAAGGCCCGTCCTGGCCTTCTTGAGACGGAGCAGTCGTTCAGCTGCCTTGATCTGGCGCTGAATGTCGTCCTGTTCCGGCTCGCTCATTAAGCCGCCGGCTGAGCGATACCGCGCTTCGCGAGCTCGGCATTAATCTCGGCGCGCGTCAGCTTGAGGATCATAGGAGCTGCGGTCCGGCTAAAGCTGGGCCGGTCGAATTCCTTGATGCCCAGGCAAGTCTTACCGGTCAGATCCAGGAAGGCCGCAAAGCCCTTGGGGATGATAATGTTGCGCATAGCCGGGTTAGGGGTAGCTGGTTTTGGGGTGCTCATGGGAGATTAGATAGGGGCGAATTCGGCATAGTAGCCGCCAGATCCGTTGGAGTAATAGTTATTACCGTTGCCATCCGTGCCGGCGATGTAGGTGCCGTAAGGCAGATACTCGGTGGAGCTGGTGCCCCAGGAGGTGGTGCAATCGGAATTGTAGTATTCGTAAGTGTATTCGGTGCCGACGGAGTAGCTATTCGCCATCTCGTAGATGTAGACAATGATGTCGTTGCTGCCGGTCATGCCGGTGTTCCCGCTGCAACCAGGGTTTGGATCGGTGTAGCTCCAATGGCAGCCGTCGTAGCTCCAGCCGTCCTCGCCGCTGTGGAGGTTCGGATCTTCGCATGGGTTCGGGTCAATCGCTTCCGCGTAGTAGCTGCCGGCGCCGTCAGAGTAGTAGTTATAGTTGCCGTCAGTATGGATCTGGGTGCCGTAGGCATACCAATTATTAGATTGGTTTTCGTTATTGCTGCCGCAATTTCCGTCCGCAATCACGTCGGCCGTGTAGGTTCCAGCTACATAACTGCCACCAGCTTCGGAGATATAAACATACAGATCGCCGCTGGTCGTTCCAAGGTTGGTGCCCATCGGATCGCAAGTGCCGCCGGTGCTTTCAGAGTAGTAACCGCCGGTGCCGTTGGAGTAATAGTTATAGCCATCGCAGTTGGTGATGTAGGTTCCGTATGGCGCGTATTCGCTCGTGCCGCTGAAGTATTCGCCGCAGCTGCCGTTCGCGTAGAAATCACCGGACCAGGTGCCGACCTGGTATGTGCTTCCGCAAAGATCTACGGTGTAGGTCCCGCTGTCAGAGCGCAGATAGGTGCCGGAGGGCAGAGAGCTCACGCGCGTGTCGCTGGTGTTGTAGCCAGAAACGCCATCAAACGTAATGTCCAGGGAACCGGAGCATTGACCGGCGTCGGTGTGGATCAGATCGCCGGCGGCTGACTGAACTACGTTCGTTACCCCAGAGTAGCTAGAGCCACCGTTACCATCGGCAATACGGCTTTGGTAAGTCATGTAGCCGTATGTATACGATCCGCTATGGCCTTCAGTATCAGACCAATTTAGCTGAAGTGGCGCCGAACCGCCTAGCTCCAGGACGTATCCGGCGGGATAATGGCAAGGCGATTGGCCTTCGACGTTAACGTAAGTGTAACCGCCGGAACCGTTCGCGGTCTGCGTCGTCGATTGGTAATAACCAGACCAGGGACTGCCGGCCGCGTCTACCAAGGTGACATAAGTGCAGCCAGATCCGACGACAACGCCGGCGTCCTCAAACTCCAGGTCGCCGTGCGCCAGGATCACGCCGTCGCCCTGGGTGAATTCGACGTAAGAAAGCGGGCCCTTCGTCTGGCGCTTGTGTTCTGCGTTGTCTACATTGAGGAAGATCCATTTGCCCAGGAACGCCGGGCGCTGGACCATCCAGGAGCGCGCGCCAAGGACGCGGTTGTCTACCGTGTAGAGGTGTCGTTCACCAGCCAGGTCAGATCCGGCCGGGATCGAGAGCGTTCCTGCCGTGTAGACCATCGAGAAGCTTGCATCGACCACTTTCCCAAGCTTCTGCGCGTCAACCAGGCCTAATGTGTTGAGCTGATCCGTGAGGCCGGTGATCTGCGTGTAGCTGTGCGTGTGCGAGGTGCTAGATTTGCCGTCTAAGGCCGTCTGCAGCCCGGTGACGTTCGCAATCGTGTGCGTGTGCGAGAGATCAGCCTTGCCGGCGAGAGCCAGGTCAGCTGAAACGATCGTTTTATACGTCGCAGCGGCAGCTGAGATCGTGAGTCCGTCAACTAATCCAGGTCCTGCCGGGCCTTGAATACCCTGGACCCCCTGGATCCCAGGCTCGCCTTGGGGTCCGACGGGCCCGACGGGCCCTTGGGTCCCGATCGCGCCTTCAATGTTGATCGTCCATTGAGAAAATGGACCGCCGTTGCCGGTGTGCTGCGAAACATCGACGACCATCGTGCCGGTTTCCGCGTTGTAAGTGGTCACCGTGCCGTGCATGTGGTGCGCGGCGTCGTAAACGATCGTCAGATCCTGCTGGCTCGTCCACGCCAGGCCGGTTTGCGTCGTTAAAGTCTTGGTGCCGTTGCTCAGCTGCAGCGTCGTCGTGCTGATACACGCGTATTTATCTCCTTGGGGTCCTTGGATGCCTTGGATGCCTTGAATTCCTTGCACGCCTTGCACGCCGGCTACGCCAGGCTCGCCTTGCTGGCCGTTAATTCCGGCAACACCTGGGATCCCTTGCGGCCCGACGGGACCGACAGGTCCGGGAATGAGATGTTCAAACGGAACAGCTGAGTCGCGCAGCTTGCCGTCGTCGCGTTGGATCTCGTTAAGGCGCGTGATCGTTACGTTCAAGCTCTCGCGAACCTCGTTGAGCTCCAGGTCAATCTTGTTGCCCGGCTGCGGCACGTTTGGCAGCAGGACAGAGTGATTGGTGAAATCGTATTGTCTCTGATATGGATCTGGAGGCTGCGACATAGCCGGATCTTGTAAGCGCCGGTAAAAACGGGCAAGGGAACAGTTTGTAGGACCATATTTCTGCGACCCGCAAATTTTTCCGCGCGGGGGGAGATGAGATTTATGAGTAAAAACCGGGGGTGTAGGCCGGGGGTGAGTGGAGGGAGGAGCATGAGGTGGGTGGTAGGTGGGTGGTAGGTGGTAGGTGGGTGGGTGGTAGGAGGGGCATGGGTGGGTGATCATGAGGGGGAGGGTAGGTGCACCTAGTAGACGCGCGCGCGTGAGCCCTATGTAGCTAGCGCACCCGCAGGAAGGGGTAGCGCCGGCATGGCTTTGCGCTTGCACGTCGGTAAGCGCAGCGCCACGCTGCCGGTCATGATCACCCTGGCGCTCGCCCTGGCTGCCAACCTGGCTGCCGATCCGGTGCCGGACCGGTGGATCGACGCCGTTGCCCAGGTTGAGAGCGCCGGTAGATCTGACGCAATAGGGGACCAGGGCCTGGCCAGGGGCGCCTGGCAATTCCATCGCGCGGCCTGGGCCGACTGCTCCAGGCTGCGTAAGGCTGCCGGTTTGCCGGTGTATCCATACAGCCAGGCCACTAACCAGGCTAAGGCCAGGGAATACGCGCGGACCTGGCTGACCTGGCTACGCGATCAGCTGAGCGCCCGGATCGGCCGATCTGCGTTCGCGCATGAAACCTGGCTTGCGTTCAACCTGGGCCTTACCGGCTTCCAGGCGTATCGTTACCAGGCTGCCCTGGTGCCGGCCAAGCGCTACCAGGCTGCCATGAGGATCTACGAGCTTACCAAATGACCCCTAAGACCCCTACCAATCTCAACCAGGCTAAGGACACCTGGAAAGGTGAGCTCCAGATCCAGGCCGGCAACCAGGCTGCGCAGCTGACCGACCAGGAGCTGCTATACGTCGAAGCTTACGTCGGTAACGGCGGCGACGCTAAGGCAGCTGCTAAGGCTGCCGGCTACGCGGATCCCGGCGCTGCTAAGGAGCTGCTGGCCAATCCGCGCGTCCGGGAAGCTATCGAGCTCAAGCGCGACGTTGAGATCAAGACCGGTGGAGCTAGCCGGGCTTGGGCCGTGATCCAGGAGCTCATGGTAGATCCGGCGTCGCCGGCCCAGGTTCGGTTCCAGGCTGCCAAGTGGACCCTGGAGGCGTCCGGTCACGGGCTGAGCGCCGTGGCTGCGAGCTTGCAGCTGGGCCTCAAGCGATCCGGCAAGCAGCTGAGCGAGATGAGCGTAAGCGAGCTGGAGGAATTCATCAACCGGGGCCGGCAGACTTTCGATAACATGCGATCTACGGTGAAAGCGGTCGTTTCGGCCCAAAAGGACGTTTTGGACCTAGATGAGCCAAAAAAGTAGGGCCTAGGATGGCCCTGGAGGCGCTTGGACCAGGCTAGCCTATGCCTGGTATGGACCTATTTCAGCCAATCCGGCTTGGCTGTTCCTGGGGGCCCTGGCTGAGCTTCCAGGTTCTCCAGCTCGACGATGACACCGGCCTTGTCAACCGGCGCCCATGACTTGGACAGGCTAAGCAGCGCGACGTGAGAGTCATTGGCGATCAGCCCGGTATCCTGCATGGCGTCGAGCACCAGCTTAGCCAGGTTGTCCAGGTCCGGGACCTGGGTATGAGGTTTGCCGAACCTGGCCTCAACCTTAGTGGGCATGAGAAAGGCCATGGAGCAGCTGATGGGTCCCGGCGCCAGGCTGCCGAGCTCCCTGGGGATAGCTGAGCTCGACGCGCGGATCCTGGCCTTCCAGAAGCTAGCCAGGGGATCCAGGGTTGAGATCGCCCGGCCTCTGATCACGCGCGGCCTGGGTTGAGGCCTGGGGTGGCCCTGGGTGATCAGAATGATCTTCACGGCCTGGAACGTGCTGCGCTGCGCTGCGCTGGCAAGAAGGATGTAGAGCACCTGGACCGGCATGAGCCGGGAGTCCAGGGATAGCGTGACCCATATATGGGTATAGCGTATCCTTCCCGTAGGGATCCTCTGGTTAGGGCAGTAAATACAGGGGTTTGCTGCGTAGATGGGATAGGTAAACTATCCCGTGGTCAGTCTCTCGCTACTACAGGCCTATCTACAGCGCGGTGTAACATGTTGTTTTAGATCAGCTTTGACGCGCCGGTGCGCGAGAGACTTCATGCGAGAGACGCGAGAGACGCGATCTACCGTCTCTCGCGCTATACCACAAAACACCCCTTTATGACCCCCCAGGATCCAGACCCGTCTCTCGCCTACAGTCTCTCGCAAAAGCGATCTACCAGCTTCCAGGCTAAGCTGGCCGCAGCTGAGCTCGCCGCGCGAGCTGAGCGCGATCCGGAACCGGACCAGGTTGTGCCCTTCCAGGTGCGCCGGCGGGAGATGCCGGTGATGGCAAGCCTGGGCGCATTGATCGCCTGGCTGCATGGCGCCGTGTCCGGGCAGCTGCGCTACGCGCGAGCCTGGCGCCAGGACAGTAAGCACCACCGGACACGCGCTAAGGCTACAGCCAAGGATCGCCGGGCAGCTAAGGCTGAGGCCATGCGCCGCTACCGGGCCAAGCTGCGCGGTTAACGGGCACAAAAAAGGCCCCGGCGTGAGCCGGAGCCTGTAGTCTCAACCTTACCGGTTACCACCAGGACGTGTAGAACACGACCTTGCCCTTCTTGATCTCCCGGCGGGCCTTCTTGATAAAGGCCTTATCTCCCTTTGCGTCCTCCGGTTCGCTTTGGCCCCAGAAGAAGCCGACGGCCTTTGGTAAGGCCTTGGCTTCAACCGCGGCGTCGAGCTGATCCAGGTCATGTTCGGTCACGCGCACAAATTGGCCGCAGTTAAACGCTGGGCCCATCTGGCTTTCCGCGATCGTGGCCTCACCGGTTATACCCTCCTTACGGAAGTATAGGTTGGTGAACCATTGGTGGAGATCCGGGTGCTTGCGCCAGGACATGATCACCTTGGCGTATTCCGGGCCGGCCGGCGCTTCCGTCATTAGCCCGGCGACTTCCTCGCGTATGACTTTCTTAGGGTCACAGACCAGGGCATACATATCTAGTCCCATGTGGTTACCCGTAGATTACGTCCCCGTATACGGCAGCCTGGAGTAGCGCGCCGGAGTCTATGACGTCGCAATCGCCGGCAACCTCGTCGTCGCCCATGAGCAGCAGGATCGCGTTCTTGAGCAGCCGGCCCTTAAGGGGAGCCTGGTTGTCCTCGTCGTCGATCATGGCCATGGATTTGGTCACGAGCTTGGTTAGCTGCGCGTGGAGCCACTCCGGTGTTACGCGGATCTCCGGGACCTTGTCCAGGTGCGCATACGGACCTTGCCGGTTAGGGATCAAGGTGACGCCGGCGCGGAAGGAGCCGTCAGACTGATCGGCGTGGGCGTATTCTTTCCACTCACGGTAGTCGTCGCGGGTATAGGACCCGCCCTCGACTGCCGTGACGATGATGTAGGACAGGCCGGTAAACACCTTGGCCGGTATGTTCTTCTTGTTCTGGTGGTATTCTGGGGCCAGATCCCCGTCGTCGATCTCCATGTTATTTTTTGGTTTGGGTTTTCTTGATCGCGTCCAACAAGAGCTCAGAGAGAGCCTTGTCCTGGCCGACGACCATAGAGTGGATGTAGAGCAGCGTGGACGTCGCCGCGAAGCCGTTGCTGCAAAACGCGCTAACCTTGTCCAGGCCGATGCCGCGATGGCTTAGGGCCATGGCAAGTTTCAGCTGCGCAAGCTGCCGGTCCCCGTAGATAGCCCGGCGCCCGTCGTTATCAGAGCGCGTAGGCCGGTCCAGGATCCGTTTGCTGGTGTAGAAGCGCACCAGGCGTTCGCTTGCGCGGATACAGCCGTGCGTCTGTTGGTTGACCAGATCCGCAAGCTCGCTCGCGGTCCAGCCGGTGTCGATGTTACTCATAGGTTTGCACCAAAAAGGCCGGACCCTTGTTAGAGTCCGGCCTGTGTGATCAGTAGCCGTCGGGCATCTGCGGGGAAGCCGGCGGGCAATCGTGCTTACGCGCCTTAAGCTTCTCCTCGTATGCCTTCAGCATGGCGTCGGTCCGGGCGTCGTCCAGGGCCTTCCACTTGTAGTGGCATTGGAGCATCATATCCCAGAGAGCCTTAGCGGATCCTTCACCGTAGAGCGTATACTCTACGCCTTTGTTAGGATCCTCAGACTTCCATTGGTCCATGTAAGCGCGGGAGTAGGCGCGGAAAGGAGGCATGGTAGACTCCTGGTGATCCGTGCCGGCCTCCCAGGCCTTTAGCTCCGCGTGATTGAGGATGAATACGCGGCCCTTGGCCATGATCTCCTTCATCCAGCGCTTATGCGTCCGGGCGAGATCCTTAACCGCGACGTGATCCTCGACCAGGGCATCGACGTGCTCCGTAAGCCCGGCGGGGACCGTCATGACGCGGAGGAATTCCTCCTTTATCGTGACGAACGTCTGGCCGCCGTAACCGTCGTTGAAGGCCGTGCCTACCGGCTTATCGTCTTTTAGGACGACGGCGCCGAAGCACAGGGTTTCATGTGATGCCATCTTTGAAACCTTAACGCGGTCAACGCTCCATCCGGAGAGGTTTGGTTTGTCTTTCATGTGTGTGGGTGGAAAGAGAAGCCGACCAGGGGTTAGCCTGGCCGGCTGTTTGTTACTTGATGAGCTTCTTCAGCTGAGCCTGGAGCTTATCGATCCGGGCCTGGAGCTTCTTCTTCTTCTTCTCAGCCTTGTTATCGCCGGCGCCGAGGATCTTGCGAGCCTCCAGGCCTTTGACGGTGTATTGAGCGCGGACGTCGAGCAGCCGGAGCAGCGCAGAGCGCAGATCCTTAGCGACGAACTTACCCTTCCACGGCGTAGCTCCATTGAGGAACTCAACCGCGGTGACACCGGCCTTGATCAGATCTCCGACCAGGTGGTTGGACACCTGGAGGTTGAGCTTCTTGTAGCCACGCTTAGCGCGGTGGCACGACGCAGACTTCTGACCGGAGTCTACCGGGTTCTGGTTATCCATTGGGTGGAAAGGGCGTGACGCCAGGCCTCGCGACCTGGCGCCGATTAGTTGATGTGCCATCTTGCAGCGGCCTATCTATCTCCGCGAGCACGGCGCTTTTGGCGCGCGTGACTGATCCTGCCAGAAGGACGCTTCTATAGCGGCCTAAGCACCGGCTGTCATTGGTTAGCCGGACCGGCGCACAGAGGTGGCCAGGCTTTTGGAACGGGTTGAAACCCTATAAGCCCAGCCGTTTGCATGTGCGCCGGCGAAAGAGATCCGACATGTTGCCGACTACCGATCCTGGAGTCCAGGTTGACGGTAGCCGGCTTGGCCCTCCTTGGCATGTCGGTTGTTTCTCCGGGTGGTTGTGTCCGGAAAGGGTTTGTAAGGCCAGGTATGGGTCGCGATTTTACGCTTTCCATGGCATCCGTCGTATCCCGTAGGAGTAGCCGGTCTGGAGCCTGGTTAAACATTGGCCCCGGAAGCTTTCGGCGTGGGGGCATGATCCTTACAACGCGTTGAACGGACGCGCGCCGCCCGCTAAGTTAGACTCCCAGCGGAACGGAGTAAAGTGTGCCGGGCATTTCTGCCCGGTTGCCGGCGCCCTTGCGGGCCCGGCGTTCGGTATGGTTGGACTTTCAAAAAACGGGCCAGAGATCGATGCCGGTGCTAACTGCCCGCTTGTGGGGCCGGTGCTGGCATCTACTACTGACAGGTGAAGTTATGCTTACCAGCTGTTAGCTGTGCAAGCGCAAAACCAAAGAAAGATCAAAAAAGATCTAGGCCTTACTTTTGGCCTAAATCTCCTTTGTTTCCGCGGGTATATGGGGCCGGCTCGTCGATGATCGTAAAACCCTGGGGGCCCTCGATCAGCTTAGAGCCGTCCGCAAAGGTGGTGGTGGTTCCGTTTAGGCGTTCTAGCTCTGCCTTTAACGCAGTATTAGCGATGGCCAGGTCCCGGCACTCGTAGCCCAGGCGCAGGATGTTGCCGGCAAAGCTTTCCCGCATCTTCTCATGAGCCTTAAACGCAGCCTCAACCCGGTCTACGCTTTCCTGGAGCTTCCATGCGGATCGCGCCAGGCTTTCGACCTGGGCTTCCAGGTGCGAAACTCTGCCCAGGATGTGGAGCATGTGATCATTTAGCTTATCTTGTTCTTCATTCATTGGTGGTGGTATGTTTCTTGGTTTGGGTGCAAATCATGAGCTCGTCGTCGAAGCGCCATTGGTTCCAATTAGGCGGCGCCCAGGCGCCGGACCCCATTTCATGGCCGGCCTCGTCGCGAGCAAAGTTACCGGTAGGGACGTCGAGCCACTTCTTTTCCTTAGATCCGCGCGCCGCGCAGCTGGTGATCTGTTTCGTGAGCATCAGCTCCTCGACGATGCGCGCGATCTCGTTAGGCCCGGTGCGGGAGAAGATAGCCGGCAGCTCATGCCGGCGCTTATACAGGCCGGAGCCGGCGTTCTTGGTCGCGTTACTGAAGGGGTGGCCGGCCATGGCGGCCTCCTGGATCGCGAGCAGCAGCCAGGCCTTGTGCTCATTCATGTTGCCGGACGCGTAAGGATCCTGCGCGGTGACGTTCTCCAGGAGGCCACATGGCGTCCGGTATAGGGTAAGCTCTCCCTCCAGGTATTCCGGGTTGTTCTGCTTAATGACGCCGGCCTTCCATAGGGCCTTCTTCTTGATAGGTAGATCCATCGCGATCAGACGCCGGTCCTGGTCAGCGCATGCCCAGATGCCGATGCCGGCGCGGAAGCCGGAGATCAGAGCTGAGCTGCCGCGGACAGCTTCCTTCATGTCCTCGACGTTGCGGATAGGTTCGTCGCCGGCCTTACGAACGTGATGGGACGCGACGACCGGTATGTTCATGGGGTGCGCCAGGGCGTTAACCTCGCGGATAAATTCGTTAGCTATGACGGCGGCGTTTTCGTCGCCGTGCATGACTGAGTTAAGGGTATCGACGATGAATAGCCGGAGATCCGGGATAGCCATGAGCGCGTCGCGCGCCGGCTTCCAGCGCCGGGAAGCGCGAGCTTCACGGGTCTGAGGATCATATTCGACCAGGGGAAAGGCGCCGCCGGCCTGGGCAAGGGGGACGACGATGAGCTTCTTGCCGGCGACCGCGCGGAGGTTGTCCTTGTCGATCTCTCCAAGCCGGATCTTCAGCTCGTTAACGTCGTCCTCCGTCGTGAAGTAGACGACGGTGCCTCCGTCCTTAACCTCCTGGCCTAGCCAGGTGAGGCCGGAGCCTGGTGACCAGGCTGCAACCTTGAGCGCCAGGTCCAGGAGAAGGTAGCTCTTACCGGCGCCGCCCTCTGCGACTAGCATCTGCAGGAGGGAATTAAAGATCAGCTTATCCACCAGGAATTCACGGGTGCCGGTGGATCCGAACGGCGCCCACTTGTGAACCTCCCAATCGGATAGCACCAGGCCAGCTGGCTTAACCTCTTTCACGGCCAGGAGTGGGCCATGGGTAGCCGTGTCCTTGTTGAGCAGCCCGGTAAACTCCGCGCGGATCTTCTCAGCCGGCCATGCCGGGATCATCTGGGTAAGGACCCAACCTTCAGTCAGCTCCTGGGCCTTCTCCAGGCTGATCTCTCCGCGCCGGGCGCACCGGATATAGTGGCCGGCAACCTTGTTGAATTGCCCCCAGCGGTTCTTGTCCAGGCCTCCCTCAAACACCTGTTCGCTAAAGACCATGGGCTCCTTGGGCGCCTTGAATGAGGTGTCCAGGAGCTCCAAGGCAGCCGGCGCCGCGCCAAAGGCATAGGGCGCCCGCAGGACAGCAGCCTTAAAGGCGCCCAGGTCATGGATCGTTTCCGTTAAGCTGAGGGTTACCAGCTTAGGCCGGTTGTTCTTATTGTGGATCGAGCCGGCGATGCGGACCGGCTGATGCGCGCGCCCAAAGGGGTTGGAGTCAACGCCCATGCCGAACTGCAGATCCCCGCCGGCGCGGACCGCGAGCTCATGGCGCAGCTTAACTATATCGGCCACGTCATGCGTCTCCTCTGACAGGGTCCACCAGAGGTGGCGCTTAAGCTGGCCGTCAACCTCGCCGCCGGAGCAGACGATCGCGGTTGGTTCACCTATGTCATTCCACAGGTATTGGACCTTGGCGTCTATGTCCCCGGAGTCCAGGTCAACGACGACGGACCGAAAGCTATGCACGTTCTTAGATGTGCCCTGGGGCTCTGAGAGTATGGCCGGGACAATGAAGCAGCCGATGCCGTTGCTAGACCAGCGCTCGACGTGCCGCGTAACCTCGTCGATCAAAGCCTGGGGCTGCGCGCCGGCGCCTAGGTCTATAAATTTGTCCTCGCGGAAGATGCCCTCCTTATCGGTTCCCTTCTCGCCTATGCCCCGGACATTAACCCATCCGCTATTTGGAATGAGCCCGAAGATGACGTAGAGGTGGTTGGTAATGTCGGTTTGGTTGGTCGCTACGGTCATGGGATCAGTTTGTTTCGTCGGCTGGGGATGCGGAGCTCGTTGTCTTTAATGAACCGGGAGATGTTCCAGACGCCGACGTTTAGCTCGGCGGCAATCTGGGTCTGGCTCTTACCGGCAGCGCGAGCCTTGTGTATGTGCCCAAGCCAGGTGGTTTTGTCCAGCGCGTAGCCGTTGCGCTTATGCCGGCGCTTCCAGCCGATCCCCAGGATCTTGATCCAATTACGGAGGCAGGAGGTAGACCAGCCCAGCCACTTGGCGCCCTCCGGTATCGAGCGCTTACCGTCGTTAGCCCGGTGAATAAGGGGGCGCATAGCCTTAAGGCGCTCCATCCGGTAATGGGCCATGTGGACCCCCTTGAACTTAATCTTCACGGTTGCAGCAGCCGGATAAAAAGTGGGGTGCGCGGCCCGACGTAGGCGCCGGTCACATTGAAGCTCATGTGTTCGATCGCGTCCTCCTCCGGCATATCCTTTCTCAAGATCTCTACGCACTTATCCCAATAG